AAAGGTAATTTGTGTACATGACCATTATGCCAAATCTTGTGAATTTCCTGGTTGGCGGTATTCTACCAACTTCAATCAGAATCTTTACCACATTATGACTGCCGAGACCTTTATTGGTGGTGATACTGGTACTAGCCACTTTGCTTGGTCACTTGACAGAGGACCAGCAAATCTGTTATACTATAACTCTGGTCGTGGTTTGATGCATTGTTTACCATTTTATCTGTTAGAAGGTAAAGGTAAACTGATTAAGTATTGGTTAGATTTAGAAGGTACAACATGGCAGTAAATAAATTAGTTATATTTGACCTTGATGGTGTTTTAATGGATAGTAGAGAGCTTCACTACGAAGCTCTAAATCGTGCCATCAAAGAAGTAACTGATTCTTACAATTATACTATCAGCCGTGAAGAACACCTATCAAAATATGATGGTCTAAACACAACCAAAAAACTCCAGATGCTTACACAAGATAAAGGTTTGCATGTTGATTGGTATGATGATATCTGGCAAGAAAAACAAAGACAAACATTTGAACTGATACCTACTGCACCGAAAAATCCTGACATTATCAAAATAATGCACAATCTGAACGCAAAAGGATGGAAGATTGCTGTTGCGTCTAATAGTATCCGTGAGACAGTAAAGTTATCTTTGTTGTGTATGGATGTTTTAAATTATGTTGATTACTTTGTCAGTAACGAGGATGTATTCAACCCAAAACCATTTCCAGAAATGTATTGGAAATGTATGACTGCAATGAAGGCATTACCTAAGACCACTATCATTGTAGAAGATTCACATATTGGTCGTGAAGGTGCATTGAACTCTGGTGCTCATCTGTATCCAGTTAAAGATGCTTATGACTTAAATGCGGATGATTTTTTGGAATATGTGAATGAGTTTGAAAGTCACGGACATAAAAAGACTGTACCTTGGAGAAATAAAAAAATGAATGTATTGATTCCTATGGCCGGTGCTGGTAGTAGATTTGCTGCAGCAGGTTATACTTTTCCAAAACCATTGATTGAAGTTAATGGTAAACCAATGATTCAAGTTGTTGTAGATAACCTGAATGTTGATGCACATTTCATTTTCATCTGTCAAAAAGAACATTATGAAAAATATAATCTACAATCAGTTTTAAATCTCATCGCACCAGGTTGTGATATCGTACAGGTTGATGGTCTAACCGAAGGTGCTGCATGTACAACATTGTTGGCCAAAGAATTAATTAATAATGATGAACCTTTATTGATGGCCAACTCAGACCAGTTCGTTGAATGGAATTCTAATGAATGTTTATATGCCTTTACTGCTGATTCTATTGACGGAGGTATCGTAACATTCCAAGCAACACATCCTAAATGGTCTTTCGCCAAACTAGGTGAAGATGGTTTTGTATCAGAAGTTGCAGAGAAGAATCCTATCTCTGACATGGCTACAGTAGGCATCTACTACTGGAAGAAAGGTTCTGACTATGTTAAGTATGCAGAACAAATGATTGAGAAGAATATTCGTACCAACAATGAGTTCTATGTTTGTCCAGTATTTAACGAAGCGATTGGTGATGGCAAAAAGATTCGTGTTAAGAATATTGAAAAAATGTGGGGAATTGGAACACCAGAAGATTTAAATTACTTTTTGGAACATTATAAATGAGAAAAGCGATAATGATTGTTGGGAATTATAGAACTTGGAACGAAACAAAGCCAAGTTTTATAAAACAATTTGGTGATATTGATACATTTATCTGTTCATATGATTTGAGATACAACTACCATCCTCACGGTTGGGGTGTAACTGATAGAAATGAAGAAATTGTTTCCGAGAATACTTGGATTGAATCTTTGTCTGGTATCAATGTGAAGTTGGCCAATTTTGAACAATTCTCAAAAGTAGATGAGGTAATACGAGCCGAACTATCAAAGATAAAATTGAACATACCTGAAAACGCTTACCAGTCTTATGGTCAATATCGTAAGTTCAAGATTGCAACTGATATGGTACAACAGTATGAACAACAGAACAATTTTAAATACGATATGTTGATTCGTACTCGGTTTGATTTGGTATATCAAGATGAACCTATCGCATTCGATATTCAAGAAAATGAAATGGGATATCATCACGGTACAGGCCCAGCCGATGCTTTACCTGGTGACCAGTTTTTCTTTGCAAAAAGAGATAACATGATTAAGATGTCCGAGTTTATGTTTAATGAGTTTTATAATCCTATCTACGAAGATAGTCACCTGTGTCCACCACATGGTATATTACAAAATGCTCTTAAACATAACAATATGACTAAAGTAAACCGTAATGCAGTTAAACATTTATTAAGAAAGAATGGGATAGAATTATTACTATGACAAATCTATACAATGACAATTCGGACATACAAAAAAATCAGGGCATGTATGACAGTTATAACAACTTTATCTTTAGTAACGATAGAGTGGTGTTTAACAAGTTATACAGTAAAATGTATTTCTATGAACTGACCAAACACCTGCCTGGTGACATTGTAGAGTGTGGTGTATTCAAAGGTTCAGGTTTATTGGCATGGTTAAAGATTTTGGCCATGAATGAACCCAATAGTATTAAGAAGGTTCTTGGTTATGATTTCTTTGACCCAAGTTTTGTTGATGGTATGAAAACTGGTGTTGATAAAGATACCATGAAACAAGTTTTCACAAGAGATAAAAATCTAGTTACGGATGATGTATCATATGATGGAATTTACAATAAAATTATTAATGCTGGTTTTGATTCTTCTAAATTTGAATTGGTCAAGGGTGATATTATCGAGACCTCACAGAACACAGTAGAAGAAAAACCGGGTCTTAGAATTAGTATATTGTATTTGGATATGGACTTAGACAAACCAACTTATGCAGCACTTAAAACATTTTGGAATAATATTGTACCTGGTGGTATAATCGTATTTGATGAGTATGCTTATCACAGTTGGAGTGAATCTAATGGTGCTGATGATTTTATCAAAGAAATGGGTTTGACATTACATACAACAGGTATTAAAGCACCAACAGCATATATTATTAAATGAGATACATAGCGCATCGTGGTCTATATGAAGGACCAGATAAAGACAAAGAAAACAATCCAGCACAAATCAATCATGCAATATGGAAAGGATTTGATGTTGAGATTGATGTTTGGTTTATTGATAATCAATGGTATCTTGGCCACGATGAACCTACCTATAAAATAAATTATAATTTTATAGAAGATCCTAGGTTCTGGATTCATGCAAAAAATCTGGAGGCTTTGTATGTTTTGGGTGCTGATAATAAATTAAATTATTTTTGGCACCAGAATGACGATTTCACATTAACTTCTCATGGTTTTATTTGGACATACCCCAATAAGCCATTAACCAAAGATAGTATTTGTGTACTGCCAGAATGGAACAATGATATTTCCAAGACTTTTAAACCGGACTGTTATGGAATTTGTTCGGATTTTGTCGGAACTATCGCCTATGTATCATAGCCAATGTTTCTACGGTTTATTACTGAAATATTAAAAGTTGGATAAATAAGTCCAAATTCACTCTTTTTTAGTAACCATAGTGTGTTACATCTTAAAAGGAACTCATGTATTCGTTTAAAACATATCTGAAAGAAGAAGCTGGTGCCGATGACGGCAAACTCAAGCATATTCACCATGCTGAGGATAGACCACTTTTCCATGGCGCAAAAGGTTTTGAACATGCCAAAGGTGCTTTAAATCAAGCACATGAACACATGAAGTCCGGCAGTAAATCCACACACCTAACCATGAAGTATGATGGTAGTCCTGCTTTAGTATTTGGACATCATCCTGAAACCGGTAAGTTCTTTGTGGCAAGTAAGTCTGCTTTCAATAAGAATCCAAAGATTAACTATACTCACGAAGATATCAAGAAGAACCATGGACACGCACCTGGTCTCATGGACAAACTCCATGCGTCATTGAATCACCTCAAGAAGATTGCACCCAAAACTGGTGTATATCAAGGGGATTTGATGTATACCCATGATGACTTAAAACACCATAAGAATGGTAAAGTTTCTTTTACTCCTAATACCATCACCTATACAGGTCACGGTGAAGAAGGACAAAAGATTAAAGATTCAAAGATAGGTATTGTGGTACACACACAATATCATGGAAAGACTGCTTCTACAATGAAAGCGGATCCACATCCAGATTTACATAATTTCAAAGTTCATCCTGATGTGTGGACAAAACATCCAGAACACGATACTAAGAATATACATTATTCTGAAAATGACCAAAATGAGTTCCATAAACATATGGCATCAGCTCAAAAAATACATGATACACATAAAAAGACCATGTATAAAAATACTTTACCTCATGCAGGTGAAGCTGGTCATTTGGCAACCTATATTAATCAAACAGTTAGAACAGATGAGAAACCTTCTACTGAAGGATTGAAACAACACATTGCTGACAAGATTAATAAATCAGCTGAGAAACTAAAAACTTCAGCATCTAAAGGTCGTAAACAAGCAGAATTAAATGCTCACATTAAACATATCGATACTCATAAAAAAGACTATGAGAATTTGTTGAAGATGCACAAGCATTTACAACAAGCTAAAGATGTATTGGTGCATAATCTAAATCAACATACAGGCGATTTGGAACATCACATAGATAGTAAACCAACAGATCCAGAAGGATATGTTGTTCATCATGCTGGCGAACCAACTAAATTGGTAAACCGTAAAGAATTTGCAAAAGCTAATTTATTGAAAGTAAGAAAATGAAATCATTCTTAGAACTAGTAGAAGAAAAAGAAACAGCCCATAAACCGGTTGTGATGGCCTTTGGCCGCATGAATCCTCCTACTACTGGTCATCTTAAACTCATTGATAAGGTGAAACATGAAGCTGAGAAACAAGGTGCTAAACACACCGTTGTAGTATCACATTCACAAGATTCTAAAAAGAACCCATTGTCTGGCGAACAAAAGATTAAACATTTAAAACGTTATTCACCAGGCACTCATTTTGAAACTTCCAGTAAAGAACATCCAACAATTTTGCATCATGCAGCTAAGTTAAATGCCAAAGGCCACGATAAACTAACTGTTATTGCTGGTTCTGACCGTGTCAAAGAAATGCACCATCTATTACACAAATATAATGGTGTAAAAGGTAAACACGGTCACTACAATTTTAAAAAGATTGAAGTAAAGTCTGCTGGTCACCGTGATCCTGATGCTGAAGGTTCAGAAGGTATGTCTGGTACTAAGATGAGGGAACATGCGAAGAATAAAGACTTTCATTCGTTCCGTCAAGGTGTACCACACCATGTATCTGATGAACATGCAAAAGAACTCATGCACGATGTTCGTAAAGGTATGGGACTACATGAAGATGTTGACCGTGGACAATTCAAAGCAATCTTTGTAACTGGTGGTCCAGGTTCAGGTAAAGATATCATTATTCGTGAAGCTATTGCTTCTGAGAGAGCAGTAGAATTGAACTTCACACAAGTACTTGATATTTTAAACGATAAACATAAACTGGCCATGAAATCTATGAATCCTAGATTTGAGGCTGTTCGTAGTCGTGGTCCATTAATCATTAATGGTCCAGCTGATGATATGGAAAAGATTGGCCACATCAAAGAAGAATTAGAAGAACTTGGTTATGAAACCATGATGATTTTTGTTAATACTACTGATGAAACCAGTAAACAAAGAAACTCCAATCTAACTCGTATGATGGCCGAATCCGTAAGACAAGATAAATGGAATAAAGCACAAAAAAACATTATACAGTTTAACGAATTGTATAATAACTTGGTAACCTTTGACAACACAGGAAACCTAGATACTAAAGAAGAAGATATTAATGATATATACCAGTTTACCAATGGTTTTTTAGATTCAGAAATAATTAATGAAACCTCATTGGATTGGTTAAAACGTAACAGACATATAATTGGAGAAAGTAATGTTAAAGGCAATTCTAAATCTATTCAGCAAAAAACAGTCGGAAGATACAACCCCTTCTTCATGCGAGCCAAAGGACCAGCAGACATCAAGCCTGACAACTCCAGAAGCATCGTTGGAGACAGAGACCAAATTAGTGGAAACACCGGTCCAAGAAAAAACACAGGAGTCGGAAGTTCAGTCACCGGCGGCGGATGGAGTGGCGCCTACGAAGAAGCAGTCCCCACGCTCAAAATCAGCCCGCAAGCCAAAGAGCCCAACTTCCAAAAAGACAACGACAAAAACAGAAGGTTAAAAAGAGGCGATAAGTCATTAAGTGCATCTCGTGTCGGTAGACCAGATGGAGTGACCTCCACATACGACACTAGAGCAGGTGGTCAAGGCGCCGCAGCAGGCGCCGGACTTGGCCAGAACCTATACGGTGAAACACAAGAATATAGTAACGCAAGTCAGAATGGTACAGCAATGCTTGGTGCTAAATTGCAACCAAATCCATTATCTGAAAAGAAGAAAAAGAAAATGACATTTAAGGAATTCAATGGATTCCAAAATGATACCGAATCTGGACTTGGTGGTGTATTAGGTGGTGCCAGCAATAAAGAAGGCATGGATACCTATAAGGACCAAAATCGTAACATTGGCATAGAAATTAAAAAGAAGAAGAAAAATGCTAAAATTTAAAATTTTTGTAGAAGAAGTTGAAGCAGAAGAACTCTTTGACGAAATCGAATATGTAGTCAACGGTATTGCTGAAGAAAACCAACTTGATCCAGAAGTTCTTTGGGAAAATCTTGAAGATGTAACCGATGAAGAACTTTATGAGACTGCAGCTTGGCGTAGAAAAGAAGGCAAGAGTGCTTCCGGCGGTTTAAATCGTAAAGGCATCATGTCTTATCGTAGAGAAAACCCAGGTTCCAAATTAAAAATGGCTGTTACTGGTAAAGTAAAACCTGGAAGTAAAGCAGCTAAACGCCGTAAATCATTTTGTGCTCGTATGTCCGGTATGAAAGGACCTATGAAGAAGCCAAATGGAAAACCAACAAGAAAAGCACTAGCATTACGCAAGTGGAAATGCAGATAAGAACAATAAAAACAGGAGAATAAAATGTTCGGTCCAAGTAAAGTATCTAAATCCTTAATTGATGCAGTATCTAAAATTATGGAAGATAAAAGCGTTGAAGAAACTCAACCAACTCAAGTAGAAGAAGCTGCTGAGAAAGTAGTTACCCCTACAGGTATGAAAGTGTATGGTTCAAGTTATGGTAATTCTGCCAAGGCTCGTAGAGACCAAACTAAATCTTCTGTTGATGATGTTAAAGAACCAACGAAAAAAGATATTGAAAAAGATTCAGCACATTATGTGAAGGATACTGGTCAAAAAAGAAATTATAAAGTTCATGCTGGAAGATATTTTTCAAATACGGAAAAAGGATTGCCATCTAAAGGTAAAGAAGAACCTCGTTATAAAAATGAAGAAGTAAAACATGATGATGAGAAAGAAGATAAAGCTCTCATCAAGAAAATGGTTGATAAGTCTTGCTTGAAAAAAGAAGAAGATGAAACTGTTACATTGTCATTCAAAGACCGTTTAATTGGTCGTTTACAAGAAGCTAAATCTTCTGGTACAGAAGAAATCTTTACTGACAACAATCTCGGCGAAGAAGAAATGACCGACAAACAAAAAGCAAAGCGTGAAAAGATTGTTATGTCTATGAAAAAAGGTGAAGCTGGTTTCAAACAACGCTACGGTAAAAACTGGAAGAATGTAATATATGCTACTGCTACTAAGCAAGCAATGAAAGAAGAAATGGTTGCAGAAGAAGATTTGGATGAAAGTGATGATGTTATCAATAAACAACGCAAAGATGACATGACAAAAGCTATGAAACACATGGGATTAAATGGCCGCCAGATTAAATATCGTCATAAACAAATGGATGATGCAGGAAAGGCAGCTGCCGGTAAAAAACAAAATGAAGAAGTAGAGTTGGATGAAGCAACTCCAGCAAAGAATACTGATGTTGCTGATAAATCTTATTTGAAACACAAACCAGGTACAGTTAAAGGTCAATTGACACAAATTGGTCGTTTTCTCCGTGGTAAACCAGAAATCAAAGAAGATGTTGAAGTGCAAGTTGATAAAGCTGGAGACAAAATCACAACAGATATGTTGAGTGGTCGTGTTAAAGGTGGGAAAGTAAATTCATTTAAGAATTACAAAGTGGATTTGAAATCCAGCGGAGAAGAACCAGTTCCTAAATCTGTTGACAAAGGTGAAGATACAAGAGAAAAACAAAAGATTACTACTAATCCTGGTCCAGTAGATGTTAAGTTTGATGACAAATTGGGACATCCAACTCCACAATCTCATTTTTCTAATGAACATCAAATTACACACGAATCTGTGCAAATGGATGAAAAAGTAATTGCTGGAACTCCTGGTTGGGAAAAAGTTAAAGGTGCCGATACTAAAGGTAATGTTAAAGATAAATCTGGTGCAGTACATACACCAATGAGCCGTGCTCGTGATTTGGCTCGTAAATCTTTTGCTAAGTTGAAAAATGAAACGATGATGGGTAAAATTTCTAACTAAGAGAAACAAATGAAAAAAATCAAAGATATCATCAAAAAGAATCCTGAACCGGCCAAGGGTACAAATTTTGTAAACCCTAGCCAGCAAGGCCAGTATTCCGCAAAACACCAAGTTGCTGAATCAGCATCTTTGAATCAGTATTTGCAATCTAAAGGTATCAACCCACAATACGTTTCAAGAGATACCAAAATTGCTCATTCAAAATCTGCTGCTTATTTGGCCTGGCAGAGGGCTCACATGAATGAAGATATGACCACACAAAGAAGTGATGGTGATGCTCGTTCTTTAGACGTACATTCACCAACAATGCGTAGACAAAAATCTTTGCAACAAGTAGCTAAGCATTATACAATCAAACCTGTTACTTCACATACTTCTCAGGTACCTGTCAAAAAGGAAGGCAGTCAAACTCCACAATTGACACCAGAAGAAACAGTAAATGAAGTAGCAATGTCTAATTTGTCTCCTGCAGCACGAGCTCATGTGACCAAAGGTCGTGTGGCTACAGTTAATCTTGGTACAAAGTCCACAGAACATAAACCCAAAGTTAAAACTGCACAACCAAAGAAACATGGTTTCTTGAGTAAAATTTTTGCTGGTGAAGGAGTTTCACCTTTATTAAAAATGATACAAAAGAAATCTGAAAAAGAACAAAACAAAAGTATTAAAGATTTTAAAAGTAAACATAAAGATTCAACCAATCTAAAAATAGAAGAAACTGAGTTGGAAGAAGGTGCATATAAACGTATTGCAACAGACCGTGAAGAAACTGCTCGTTTGAAAAAGATGAGTGCTTTGGATAAGTTCCGTGCTGATGCTGCAGCTAGAGAAAAGAAACATGCTGAGATTGAAAAGAAGCAATCTAAAGATGGTTCTGGTATGACTTCTGCTATTGACCGTTTACAGAAGCATTTGAATAAAGAAGATGCTGAGAACGAAAAGAAAATTGAGAAGAAGGTGGATAAAGTTATTAAAATGCTCAAAAAAGAAGAAGTTGAACAGATTGATGAACTTAAAAAGTCCACAGTTAAGTCTTGGTTAGGTCAACAATCAGTTGTTCCACCAAAGAAACCTGGTATGGACAAGAAAGCACACAATCAAAGAATCAAGACTCGTTCAAAATCTTGGGACCGTGCTCTTGACCGCTTGACTGGTCATAAACCAACTTCAGAAGATGTTGGTGATCCAAAGGCTGCTGTAAATGCTGATGGTCAACCAAATCCTCAGTTGGAACCAGTTTCGGAGAAAAAGAAACAAATGTCTAAATCTGCTCGTATGATTAAGGCATTATACAAGAAAAAACGTATGGTCAAAGAAGATATGTACGACCATGAGAAAGAAGATAAATCAGTAGCTACTTATGGTAAAAAACCTAAGCACGAAAAGGCTGATGAAAAAGACAGTAAAGGTGAAAAGAAACCTCAGGCCGCTGCAGTATTGACCGGAGGTACTACACTAACTGGTGCGAAGCGTGATGATATTGAGATTGATCCAATGATGAGAAACCGTCCTGGACAACCGGATGTCACGAAAAAAGATGATAAAGACAAGAAAAAAGAAGATAGTAAGAAAGATAAATAGAATCATAACCAAAGGCTTACAAGGAGAATAAGATGCCAACATGGGGAAATACTGACGCAGTTAATCAAAAGCCAAAGTTTGATTTAGCTCGTACAACAAGAGAAGTTTTACAATTTAAAGTGCTTACCGGAAATACAGCTGGTAACAATATCATTCAAGTAGCATATAATGATGGTGCACAAAATAACGTTGCCAACGTAGGTGTGGCAGCAGGTCAATACGTTTACTTTTGGGCTAACGGCTTCGGCGTATCTGGTGGTCAATCAGGTAATGGTGTTCCAGGATTCTTTAAATCCAATACTACAGTTTCTTCAATTAGTGGTAACACAGTCACATTGTCCACTAATTTATTTGGCACCGTAACATCTAGTTTTGGTGTTGAATTTGATAAAGCCATTGCCTATAATGCAGGCAAAACTGCTTCTGCAAACTATTGGGCCGATACTGTTCTAGTAACCACTACACGTTCCGAAGTTAATGGCGTTGGACCTGGTTCTAACTCTGCTTACACTTTGGGTAATGTTAACGTAGGTTGGAATCGTATCGTTAAGAAAGTAAACAATGATGGTACAACTCGTTACCTAAAAGAGACACTAGTTGCTTTGGCGAGTCCAACAGCATCAAATACAAGCTCAGGAAATACTTCTTGGGGTCAAGCATTTACTGGTCTTTAATATTAATGGGGGCTTAGGCCCCCTTTTAGGAATGATTAATGTTTGATGATTTGAATGAAGATAACTTTATGATATATGCAATGAAGTGTTATGAATCACCTAATTGCGTCATGTCTGAATTTGAGGGAGATATTAAAAGAACCAAATATCTGAAGCGATTGTTTCGTAGATATAAGGTTACCAAAACCCTCAAAGAACGACTGATATTAAACCATATCATTCTGTTGAATAATGTTTTTGGTCCAGAAGTAACATCAAGAATATTATTCTATAGGATAGATGAACGAGATTATGATATATTGAAAACCTTTTTGTCATATTTGGGTATAATGCCTGAAATGATATGGGGTATTAACGGAAAAAATATTCGCTCTGTTGATATACCAATGGATATAAATGTCGCAGAGATATTAAGGACAATATGATTTCATTTAAAAAATACTTAGAGGAACGTTGCTGGTCAGGTTATAAACCTGTTCCTGGTAAAAAGGCATACTCCAAAGGTTCATGCGTTAAAGAAGATGGTGGTGGTGCAGTTGCAGCAGGACCAACAGTAACAGCTGGTAGCGGTGCAATTGCAGGTATCGGTGTAGGTAAGCAAGGTGAACCTGGTGTCGATTTAAGAAAACACAAAAAGAAAGTGGCTGACCCACGTTTGCCAATGGGTATTGGTAAACGAAAGGATTTTTAATTGAACTTCAATAATGTTGTTGAATTAATAAAAGAAAAGTTTGATGTATATGTTGAACATGAGATAGCATCCAATGTAATGTTTTTAAAAGTTGAAGGCTTAGATAATGATAGTTTAGCAAGATACATTTTGGATAATTTTAAAGACGTTAAAGTTACAGTTAAAGAAAAAGAAAAGTATCAATTTTCATCCGATTGGATTAAAATAGAAGCTTCAAATGAAAAAGAACTTGTGTTGACAAAATGATATGGTTTTTATTAAATTTTATTTCTGATTATGTATTGACTTGGTTAGTACATGGTGCAGTATTAATAGGATTTCTATTACAATTCGCCGGACTAATTAAAAGAATACCAGGAGTTGGACCTTACGCAATTGTAGCAAAAGAATTGGGTATTATATTACTTGTAGTTGGTATATTCTTTGAGGGTGTTTTATATAACACAATGAATCATAAAGCCGAAATAGAAGAAATGCAAGCAAAAATTGCTCTGGCCGAACAAAAGAGTAAAACCGCTAATGATAAATTAAATGATGCGTTAACGAATCGAAGAAATAATATTAAAGATGAAGTGAGTAAAAATGCTAGAAACATTGAAGCGAAAAGGCAGTCTATTAATTCTGATTGTAATCTTACTAACGATGCTTGGTTGCTCTACAACCGTGCCGTTGAAACAAAAGTTCCCGGAAGCACCGGAACAACTAATGGAACCGGCACCGGAATTAACAGAATTACCAGAAAATAAAAAGACATTAACTGACCTGATTGAAAATGCTAATGACAATTATGGACAGTATTACGATTTGAAAGCAAAGTATCAAACTTGGCAAGAATGGTATAAACAACAGAAACAAATATTTGAGAGTATAGAATAATGGAATTGACATTACAACAATTACAAGCCATCATTGGTAATAATCCATACATCGAACATTGGTATGAGGCTTTAAGTAAAGCACTACCTGATTATGAGATTAACACACCTCAACGCCTTGCTGCTTGGTTTGGTGAAACCAAAGTGGAATCCGCTAACTATACAGCAATCAAAGAAAACTTAAACTACAAACCTGAATCATTGGTCCGTTTATGGCATTCTCATTTCCCATCAATGGATGTTGCTAATCAATATGCACATAATCCTGAAGCAATTGCAAATCGTGCTTATGGTGGTCGTATGGGTAATGGTGATGAAGCATCTGGTGATGGTTGGAGATTCTGTGGTCGTGGATTGATTCAATTGACCGGCCGTACCAATTATCAAGCATTTGCAGATTCACTACAAATTAGTGTTGATGATGCCGCACAATACTTAGAAACATTTGAAGGTTGTGTTCAGTCTGCTTGCTGGTTTTGGGAAAATAACAATCTAAATGCTTTGGCGGACCAAGGTAACATTGATGCAATCTCCAAAAAAGTAAATGGTGGAACAGAAGGTTTAGAACAACGCAGAAATTTCTATCAACACGCATTACAAGTTCTATCATGAAAAAATTACTAATCGTTTTAGTTGCATTACAATTGTCCGGTTGTGCAGTTTATGAAACCGTGAAGGATAGTCTGTTTATGGCACCATACGATAACAACGAATATATGTTAATCAATAAGATTCGTACTATTGCAAAATTAGGTAGTTGTGATACTGGTTCTATGAATGACCTTTATTCTGTATCATTGGAATTGAAGAACTATTCTCAGTACTTACCTCATAATGATAAGACCTTGGCTATGGATGAAAACCTGTTTAAAATAGTCGAGGAATTGCATAATAAGAAAGATCCTAGTGCGGCTTATTGCACAGCAAAACTAAATATAATAGGTTCTTCAGCAGAAACCATACAAAAATCCGTAGGAGCTAGACCAAGATGAGTCCATTACAACCTGTAGCAGAACAAGCAAACGCTTATCATCAACAGTATCTTGCTGGCCAGTTATCCGCTGAAGATTTTAAAGAGTTGGTAAACGACTTAAACATTGGCGCTCAGATTCAACAACAATCTGATGATTTGGTGGCGGATGAAATGTACCGTCAAATTATCATTGGTGTCTATCAAGCAGCCTCAGCATTAGTGAGTTAAAATGGCACTATTAGATTCAGTATTAGGTTTAATCAATAAACAACCTAAAGATCCAGACGCACCTAAGCCTCCTGTTGGTTCTCGTTCCGAAAGAGAAGCAAAGATTAAAGACAAAGCAGGTCTTGTCATCAATATCTTTGCCTTATTGCTTGCGGTAAACACATATTTCGGTGGTTCACTAAGTTCAACTGTTATGAACAATACCATCAAAGCAAATGATATTTGGAATTTCTATCAAGCTAAATCCATCAAGCAAACAGAATATCAATTAGCTTCTGAACAAACTAATGATCCTGTTAAAGCAAAGAAATGGTCCGAGAAGGCTGCTTCTTATGAAGATGGAGAAGAAGGTAAAAAAGTATTATTTGAAAAAGCAAAGAAACTTGAAGCTGAAAGAGATTTTGCTAAAAGAAAATCCCCATGGATTTCGTATGCTTCTACTGCATATCAATTAAGTATTGTATTGTTATCTGCATCTATTCTGGCAGTTAATATGATGATGTTTTGGGCTAGTTTTGGAGTCGCAGGAGTCGGCTTGGTTCTGATGAGCCAAGGTTTATTTTTGTGGTTCTAAGGATTAGAAATGGCTAAATCGAGCGATAGCAATTGGATGCAACAACTTTGGCGTCCAATGATGGGTTGGATGTACATGTTAATTTGTTTACTTGACATGGCAGTATTTCCTGTATGCTGGTCATTGTTACAAGCACTCAGTCATCAACAAATCACACAATGGAATCCACTAACACTCCAAGGCGCAGGACTATTTCATATTGCAATGGGTGCCGTTCTAGGCATCGCTGCTTTCGGTAGAACACAAGAAAAACTTGCTGGTACTGCTGCTAATCCAACTGCAACATCGCAAACCATCACACAAAATGGTAACATGGGTGGCATGGGTATGAACAATGGTATGGGTGGTATGGGTATGAATTCTGGTATGGGTGGTATGAGTGGCGGTATGGGTATGGGAATGAATAGTGGTATGAGTGGTGGTTTTGGTGGTGGAATGAATTCAGGTATGGGCGGCGGATTTGGTTCACCATCAATGTCTATGGGAAGTTCTCCAGCGCCAACAATAACACCGCCAGCATCAACACCTACAAATAGTAAATCGACAGTACCCCAATCGTTTCCTCCACTTTAAGGACATAAAATGAAAAAGACTATTGCCTTTTTAGGCCTTGCTTTCTGTTTAAATACCGTATATGCTGTAGAGACAAAAATGGTTTGTCATGATATTAATGGTAAAAAGGTTTGCAAACAAGTTAAAATTCATGAAAAATTGGCTGACGCAACCGTTGTACCAACTAAGAAAAAATAAATGACAGACAACGACATCAAGGTTGATGTTGGTATTTTAAAAACACAAGTATCGACTTTATCCTCACTTTGTGATAAAATGGACCAGGTTATGGAAAAACTGGTGGAACAACACGACCGTCACATAGCAAAGGTTTATGACGATATGGAAGACCGTAGGTTAGAGACCGATGCGGACGTTAAAGAAATTCATGACCGTATCGATACGGTATTGGAAAAAGTCCAAGATTCTGAACGCAGATTAATGGAAGAAATGAAAGGCTTGAAGAAGGCTATGGGTGAACATAGTGAAAGTTCCAAACTACAATTTGAGAAATTAAACCAATGGAAATGGACAATTGCCGGTGGTATTCTTGTAATATCATGGTTGATTTCTCATTCAAATCTTGATACAATAGTTAAATCTATTCACTAAATTAAATATTATATTATGAGTGTTTTTATTGACAGGACTTTCCTGTTGCGTTTGTCGCCTAAGTTAAATCGGTTCTCACAAAAGAAAACCGATTTATATAACTTCAGGTGTCCTCTCTGTGGTGATTCCACCAAAAATAAAACTAAAGCTCGTGGTTTTGTATACCGCAAAAAGAATGACTACTTTTATATGTGTCATAATTGTGGTGTGTCGACCACATTTTATAACTTCTTGAAACAATTAGATTCCAATTTGTGTAAAGAATATCAGCTTGAAAGATATAAAAATGGAGAAACGGGAAATAACAATTACACGAAGCCGGACTTTCAGGAATTTAAGACGGAGAAACCGACATTCAAGAAGTCGCTTGGAATTCCATCACTCAACGATTTACCAGAGGCACATTATGCTAAAAGTTATGTTCAGTCGAGACGGATTCCAGAGACCTTTTATTCGCAACTATACTATGCGGAAGATTTCGCAGCCTTCATACAAGATTTGGGGATTACGGGTCAGACACTTAAAGAAGGTGACAGTAGGCTCGTCATACCGTTCTATGATAAAGAAAAGAACCTCATTGCGGTACAAGGTCGTGCGTTAGGTGAATCGAAACTCCGTTATATAACAATTAAGTTACATGATGACTTCAAAAAGGTCTATGGACTTGATAGGATTGATTTGGCCAAAGATGTTTATGTTGTTGAAGGTCCAATCGATTCAATGTTTATTGAGAACGCAGTGGCCACAGCAGACTCTAATTTGGAATCGATTACCGATTGCGTGGACAAGTCCAAGGTGGTTCTGGTGTTCGACAACGAACCTCGTAACAAAGAAATCGTATCAAAAATAAATTTTGCTATCGACAGGCACTTCAAAGTTGTCATCTGGCCAGAATTCATTGATTCTAAAGACATTAATGAAATGGTGTTGGATGGTTTCTCGCCTGATGAAATTCAAGACATTATAAGTAAAAATACCTTTGTAAATCTTAGAGCAAAAATGGAGTTTGTGAATTGGAAAAAGATTTAATTAATTGGGTACAAAGGATTTCTGAAAGAAAGGATGAACTCGGTGGGTTTAATGTTTGTCCTTACGCTAAGAAGGCATTAGAAGATAAAAAAGTATTTTGGTCTTACATTGGTCAAGAATGTGAAGCCTACATACTCAGATACATTGAAATGACACCTGACTTTGAGGTAATTGTTTTTTATAATCTTAAAAAGAACTTGACGGATGAGAATTTAAAAGATATCATAACCAAGTTACAATCAAAACGTAATGATATGATTTTTTTGAAAGACCATCCTGATAATCCTGGTTTTATTAATGGTATTAGTACAAGTAACGGTGAGTATCCCACTATTTTGGTTCAACCAAGAGACAAATTGGAAGAAGCAAGAGAAAAATTAATGAAAACTAATTATTATGATTATTGGAGTGAAGATTATAAAAAAGAAATTTTGAATTACGGAAAATAATAACAATAAAGGTGAATTTGCATGGAATATCTAGGAATTAATATTGATTTGAGTAGAGATAGTTTATTCGATGAATTAGGCATTAGGCGGTTAAAAGAAAGCTACATGAAAGAAGATGAAGAAAGTCCACAACATAGATTCGCATTTGTATCCAAAGCGTTCAGCTCGAATCCTGAACATGCCCAAAGACTCTACGATTATTCTAGCAAGCATTGGTTGTCTTATTCTACTCCCATTCTTAGTTTTGGGCGTTCTAAGCGTGGCATGCCTATTTCATGTTTCCTCAATTATATCGAAGATACTGCGGAGGGATTAGTTGACAACCTATCAGAAACTAACTGGCTCTCTATGCTCGGCGGCGGTGTGGGTATTGGTTTTGGTATTCGGTCTGCCGATGATAAGTCTACTGGCGTTATGCCACATCTTAAAATCTACGATGCAAGTTCTTTGGCATATCGTCAAGGTCGCACTCGCCGTGGTTCTTATGCCGCCTATCTTGATATTAGCCATCCCGATATTATATCTTTTCTCGAAATGCGAAAGCCAACAGGAGACCAAAACCAAAGATGTTTAAATCTACATCACGGCATTAATATCACCGATGACTTCATGCACATCATCGAGAAGTGTATGTTGGATCCTGAAGCAAACGATGACTGGCAGTTAAAAGATCCTCACTCAGGAGAGATTCGTGAAACTGTATCTGCAAAACATCTATGGCAAATGATTTTAGAATTGCGTATGCATACAGGCGAACCATATCTACATTTCATTGACACCAGTAACAATCAATTACCACAATGGTTAAAAGACAAAGGTTTAAAAGTACACCAATCAAATCTTTGTTCTGAAATTATTTTGCCTACGAATGAAGAAAGAACTGCTGTATGTTGTCTTTCAAGTTTAAATTTGGAGAATTATGATGAATGGAAAAATGAGCCACTATTTCTTAAAGACGTTGCCGAAATGCTTGATAATGTCCTCAATTATTTCATCGCTAATGCTCCTGATGCTATTGCTCGTGCAAAGTATAGTGCCGAAAGAGAGCGTTCTATCGGTATCGGTGCTCTTGGGTTCCATGCTTATTTGCAGCGCAACGGTATTGCTTTCGAAGGTGTTATGGCCAAAGTAGCCAATAACAGAATGTTCAAACACATTAGTGAAGGATTAAAAAATGCAAATCTTGAATTGGGTAAAGAGCGAGGTGAAGCTCCTGATGCTGTCGGTACTGGCTTTAGGTTTAGTCATGTCATGGCTATTGCTCCCAATGCTAGTAGTTCTATTATTATGGGTAATACATCACCTAGTATAGAACCATTCCGTGCCAACGCATATCGTCAAGATACATTGTCCGGTTCTTTCTTAAATAAAAATCGTTGGTTAGATAAGTTAATACAAGATAAGTTGGCAGATGAAAGTGGCGCATTAGCTACAGAAGATTATGATGATGTTTGGTCATCTATTATTGCTAATGACGGTAGTGTTCAACACTTGGATATTCTAACACAAGAAGAAAAAGATGTATTTAAAACATCCATGGAAATTGACCAAAGATGGGTTATTGACTTGGCTGCAGACCGTCAAGCATACATTGACCAAGCGCAATCACTAAACCTGTTCTTTAGACCAGATGCACACATTAAGTATATTCATGCTATTCACTTTATGGCATGGAAAAAAGGATTGAAAACTTTATACTATTGCCGTTCAGAAAAAATTGGTAAAGCAGATAAAGTGTCTAAGAAAATTCAACGTGAAATTATTAAAGAAATTGACATGACACAAATTGCTCAAGGTAACGACTGTATTGCTTGTGAAGGATAAAATGATTAAGAAAACAGATTTAAATTTAACAGATGAACGAACATATTTCAAACCTTTCAACTATCCTTGGGCATATGATGCTTGGTTAAAACATGAACAATCACATTGGTTACACACAGAAGTTCCAATGTTAGAAGATGTGAAAGATTGGAAAAAGAAACTCACTAAAGAAGAAAAACAATTTCTCACCCACATTTTTAGATTCTTCACCCAAGGAGATATTGATGTTGCTGGTGGTTATGTTAATAATTATTTGCCTTATTTCCCTCAACCCGAAATACGCATGATGTTGTTGGGCTTTGCTGCTCGTGAAGCACTACATATTGCGGCATACTCACATCTGATTGAAACACTTGGTCTACCTGAAACCGTTTATAATGAATTTCTACAATACCAAGAAATGAAAGAGAAACATGATTACGTTATGGACATCAGTAGTAAAAATACTACAAAAGAGAACACTGCAACTCATATCGCTGTATTTTCAGCATTTACCGAAGGTATGCAGCTTTTTAGCTCTTTTATTATGTTACTTAATTTTCCAAGACATGGGAAAATGAAAGGCATGGGCCAGATTGTTACATGGTCTATTGTTGATGAAACACAACATACAGAAAACATGATTAAACTATTCAGGACATATATAGAAGAAAATCGTGAAATTTGGAACGATGAACTAAAATCCAAACTGTATGTTATTGCAGAGAAGATGGTAGAACTAGAAGATAAATTTATTGACCTAGCATTTGCAATGGGAGCTATGGAAGATTTATCTGCTGAAGATGTTAAGAAGTATATTCGTTATATTGCCGACCGTAGATTAATTTCTTTAGGACTCAAAGGTCAGTTTAAAGTGAAAAGAAATCCTCTACCATGGGTAGAAGAAATGATTAACGCACCAACACACACAAACTTCTTTGAGAACAGAGCAACTGATTACGCTAAAGGTTCTTTATCAGGAAATTGGGGTGATGTTTGGGCACATTAAAGGTTCAATATGACACAAAAACAATTATCAGGAGAATGCTTGAGTTGTGAATCAACATATAGCATAGCATTTATGGAAGAACTAGTATCTCAAGATTTACCAGAACATTGCCCATTCTGCGGTGAACAAATCGAAGAATTATCCGAGGACTATATAGAGGATGATGACGATTTGGATACTGAGGAATGGGAATAAATTGGGTTTATAATAAACAAGATTTTACGGAAGACTTGATTGGTGATAACTACGGGTTCGTGTATCAGATAACTAATCTGACGAATGGTAAAAAATACATAGGTAAGAAATTCTTTTATTCTACCAAAACCAAACAAGTCAAAGGTAAAAAGAAACGGTATAAAACGTTTTCGGACTGGCAAACTTACTACGGAAGTAGTGACTTATTAAAGCAAGATGTGTTACAATACGGACAGGAATCTTTCCTAAGAGTTATATTACATCTTTGCCGTTCTAAAGGTGAATGTGGTTATCTCGAAGCGAAAGAGCAGTTTATTAATAATGTATTAGAGAGTGACGATTATTACAATACATGGATTATGTGTCGTATAAGAAAATCACACATCAAGGACTACAATGCTAGACGTACTCAAAAATCTCAAGAATGATCCAGAAGGACCATTTGATGCAATCTTTTTTATGCCAACCGAAAAGGAAGATTGTATACACATCGAAGCAAATATGTTGAAGGATCCAGGTGAACCACTTGGTGGTAGTACAATGGGAGAATCTTATGAAGTTATACTATTCAAAGATGATACCGAAAAAGATGAGTTATATAATATTGACCGTTTCGAGGCTATATTTTGCGATCCATACGAATACATCTCCAATCTAATACCACAAAAATGGTTCGGTATGATGGTGAGAAAAACTACCACTTCTGGTGCCTTTGTACAACGTATATTTGACAAACTGCAGGAATCGTGATATAATATAATTTTGAAACTATTGAAAGTTTGGTATGATTCTCGTAGACTTAAATCAGGTATTGCTTGCCGGACTGATGGCACAAATTGCCAACCAAAAAGGTAAGTTAGATGAAAGTTTAATCCGTCATATGGTATTAAACATCATTCGTAACCATGTTAAGAATTTCAAAGCTGAATACGGCGAAGTGGTATTATGTTGTGATAACCGTAAATATTGGCGTAAAGAATATTTTCCATTTTACAAAGCAAACCGTAAAAAGAATCGTGATAAGTCCGATTTGGATTGGCATTTAATCTTTGATATGCTTGCCAAATTCAAACAAGAACTCAAAGATAATTTCCCATACAAAGTATTAGATATTGAAGGTGCTGAAGCCGATGATATTATTGGTACATTAGCACCAAGGCAATCATTACACGAAAAGGTTTTAATTTTGTCTAGTGATGGGGATTTTCTTCAATTACAAAAATATAAGAATGTCAAACAATATAATCCATCACAGAAGAAATATGTGAAGTCTGAGGATCCAATCAAGGAACTCAAGGAGAAGATTATTCGTGGAGACAAGGGTGATGGTATACCCAATATGTTTTCGCCTGGAGATTGTTTTGTCCGTGACCTCCGTCAGAAACCTATCACACAAAAAACATTAGATAAGTATTTGAATGGAGATATTAAAAGCTTCTCTTATGATGAGACTGTTAATTTTGGCAGAAATCAAACGCTTATCGATTTGACTTTTATTCCACAAGAGATTAAAGAGAGAATCATAAATACATATGAAGAAACAAAGCCTGCTAAAGGCAAGTTATTGAATTATTTTATTGAACACAAACTGAAAAACTTAATGGAAGTAATAGAGGAATTCTGATGAGACATATGTTTCAAATTTTTGATGACTTTGAACAAGCATCAACCAAGAGTGAAAAAATGGAAGTAATTGGTAAGAACCTTAGTTCAACTTTGGTTGAAGTGTTGAAATTAACATATCATCCTAATTTTCAATGGTTGGTTAAAGAATTACCGGATAATTACAAAGTAGCTTCAGATAATATACCTGGTTTCAATAGGTCACAATTATCTACTGAGTTGCGTAGATTGTATTTGTTTCAACAAGGAAATCCTGATGCAGAAAGACTTTCTCCTAGAAAGCGGCAGGAATTATTATATCAATTGTTAGATTCAGTTGAACCCCGTGAAGCAGAAGTAATACTTGGAATATTTCAAAAAGACCAAGGTGTAAAAGGTTTAGATTACAAATTTGTTAAAGAGGCATTTCCAAACTTATTACCATAATGAGAGAACCAGAAAAAATAGTTGTTATTTGTGGAACTTTTGACCCATTATCTGCTGATGATTTACTCTACATTAAAAAATGTCACCATAAAGGACAATGGTTAATTGTTGGTGTACACACCGATTGGTGGATGCAGTGGGCTGAAGGTGGTTTTGTACAAAATTATGATACTCGTAGAGAAATTATTAGAAGCATAAAATATGTTGATGAAGTTATGACATTCAATGATTCGGATGGCACCGTCTGCCAATTGCTCAAAATCGTAAAAATTTGTTATCCTGGAGCCGATATTACCTATATCACTCCTGAGGATATGCATAATATGCCGGAGATGAAAATCAAAGGCATCAACTTTGAAACCATGAAATAGGAGAAGTAAGTGTCAAAATTTGTAGGCAAGTTTCGCAAGAACCAAGATTATAACGAAGATTACAGTTATATGCCAAAACGAAAACATAAGAATGAACATTCTGAAATCAAAAAGATGAAGAATCGGAATGTTGAGGAAGTGTTAAGTCAGTTAGATGATGCAAGTTTACCAGAAGAAAACAGAAAATTCTGATTTTCTCTTATAAGTAGGTATGTCCGCCTTTGATAAAAAGGTATTGTTGCTTCCATACAACATATCCGCTTGACATCCTACCTTACCTGTATTATAATGGATTCTTCACATGGAGAATTCTTTATTATGATATACGGTTACATTCCAAAATCTAAACCAAAGAAATTGACAAAGGCTCAACAAGAGCAAAAAGCAGCATGGTTATCTGCCATCAATAAATTGTCATCAAAACGGTATTCCCGTTCACCTATCATCAAAACAAGTTTACCAATTCAAAAAACGGTAACCTATCACAGAGAAACTCCAAAGATTGCGTCCTTAGATACTGGTTTTATCGCTTGTACGAAGAAATTCGGAAATTCATATACTGGCGAGAAAATTAAAGGCATCGGTACAATGCACAAATCAAATGCTGTGCCAATTTTTACAGATAACGAAGCAAAAGAAATAGCGAGTATGCGAAGATGAGCGAATTTGAAGAATATTTTGAATATTTGGAAGAACTGAGTGATGACGATTTGGCCAAAGAGTTAGTTTGGCTCGAGGAAATCGGCAAAGCAAAGAAAAGTGGTAAAAATCTTGTAATTAATGAATCATTTTATCAAATGTGAGTGAAAATATGTTAAGTCAGCACGAAGAAAAAGCAATACATAGAGGAATCGATGAGATTTTCTTCAATTTGCGTCATTTGGACATTGAAGATGTAGCTTATCACTTAGTAAAATTCGATCCGAGTCTTGCCGACAAGTTGGCAGCTGCAATCGAACACAATTTTTTCGACAAGGAGCACAAAAATGAGCGAAAATAATCAAGGACACTACATTTGGCTCGATGCTATAGCTGATGATGAAGAAATTCCTGCGTGGAAACGCTTGGATATCGTTACTCGCAAGTGGGCAACGCTGTCAAATTTTGAAAAAGACCAAACAAGTTATCAAAAACTGAAAGAATATTATGCCTAAGATGTTTAAATCGAGCATGCCGTTGAAAAATTGCATACTTTTTGAGTTCAATACACAAAAAGAACTTGCTCTTGCGTTCTGCCGTGTAGAAGAATACTATGAAGGCAACCCAAAAGTAAACGGAAAGTACCTAACATTCGAGGAGTTCATTGATGCATTCACCGATGATGATGGCAAAATCGATTACTTTAACTATTGGTCAGGTTTCAACATTCCTGGCAACATTTTTTCTTCTTGGTTCAAGCAAAAAGCATCCAATAAGACAAAATGGGAAACAGCACTTGCTGAAGTAGTGAGTGAGAAAATCGATTTCACCAAACCATACTACGTTATCGGTGGTAAAAAAGGTGACATGGGTACAATTGACCACGAATTGGCTCATGCTCTATATTTTATGGATAAAGCATATGCTGCCGAAATGTCCGAAGTTACCTATAAATTCTATAAACAACACCGTAAAGACTATGTTAAAGTGGTTAAGAAGCTCAAGAAGATGGGTTATGGTGAGAATGTCATTAAGGATGAGGTACAAGCCTATATGAGTACCGGTACCAAAAAGGAACTGGTAGATAGATTTGATATCGATATCGAAAGTACCAAGTCAATCCGTGCTGATTACCGTAAGGTGTTGTCCCGATACAACACTTATAAGAAAAAAGGTTGACGGTAGATGATCCTTGTAGTATAATGGTTCTCTTAACTCGGAGATTATATGGAACTTATTCAATCAAAATCGTTACTTGCCAAACTGATGGCAACAGAAAATCTTATCGTTGAACAACGCAAGGTACAAACTGCGTCATTCGATGTGAAGAACCGTGTATTGACGGTACCTGTATTAGACAAAAATATTTCTGGTTATCTTTATGACCTTTTCATGGGTCATGAAGTTGGCCATGCGCTCTATACTCCTCTCGATGGTCTAATCAAGGCTCGTGATGAGAAGATTCCATCTGGCATTATGAATGTCATTGAAGATGTGCGTATCGAGAAAAAAATCAAAAACAAATATCCTGGTATTCGTTCCAGTTTCATTCGTGCATACCGTGAATTGATTGATAAAGATTTTTTTGGTACTGCTGGTACTGATTTAAATGATTTGAATTTTATTGACCGTGTTAACCTTTACACTAAAGGTGGTGCAACACAAGGCATTAAATTTACCGACTATGAGCAATCTCTCGTTCGCATGATTGAAGGGACCGAGACCTATGATGATGTAATGGAGGTTGCTCGCCTCGTTTCTACCTACATGAAGAAGCAAGCCGAAGAACACAAGAAAAATCACATTACTGAATTTGAAGAAGATGAAGAAGGTGATTATGAAGGCTTTGATTCCGAAGGTTATGATGATTCTGATGAATTTGATGACGAAGAAGAAACCAAGAAAGATAATAAATCTGGTGAAACTGATGTTGATGATTCTGATGATGAAACCGATGCCGAACCAGAAGATGGTTCACAAGCTGGTGGTACTGAATTATCTGAACACGATTCAAATGAAACTAAATCTTATACTGATGAAGCTTATCGCAGAAATGAGAAAAAGTTGTTTGAAGTTGATAATCTCACCTACTACTATGCCAACATTCCAAATATTAATTTAGATGATGCAATTGTAGGTCACAAGGCTTTGTGGAAAAGATATCGTGAATCTGCTGAGAGTCCTTACGCATACAAAAAAGGTATTGATACCGTGAAGTTTATGAAGTTGCGTAATGATTCCAAGAAAGTTGTTGGTTATCTTGCCAAAGAATTTGAGTTGCGTAAAAATGCTGACCAATTGAAACGTGCTTCTATTGCCAAAACTGGTGATTTGAACATGAGTAAACTCTATGCGTACCAATTGACTGATGACATCTTCAAAAAGATGACAGTAGTTCCTGGTGCCAAATCTCATGGTCTTATTATGTTCCTCGATTGGTCTGGTTCTATGTCTAATCACATGGAGAACACCATCAAGCAGTTAATTAACTTGGTAATGTTTTGTAAGAAGGTGAATATTCCTTTTGATGTATATGCTTTCAGTCAAGAGTATGATGCACCATACAAACAAACACAAGTTGAAGGTGACATTGTGTTACACAACTTCAAATTGTTAAACTTGTTGTCCAGTAAGATGACTGCATCTGAATTTACATATGCCGGTTCTGCTCTGGTTCAAATGTCAGAATATCGCCGTGGCTGGAAACCAAACTGGTTCCAAAAAGGCGGTACACCTTTGAACGAAGCTATTATCTCTGCTATGAAAATTGTTCCTGAATTTCAGAAGCAATACAAGTTACAGATTGTTAATACTGTATTCTTGACTGACGGTGAAGGTCATACAAACAGAGAAGTATTTTATCGTGACAACAAAGGTATCATGAGAGACGGCACAACCAATCAAGAACTTGATTATGGTAGTGATGACTGGCGTGTTGTTCGTAAAATGGTTTTGCGTGATCCAGTTACCAAACACCAAGAATTTGTTGACAATTCATATAACCGTGATTTGACAACAACATATATAAAAATGTTGAAGGCGAGAACTAATTGTAACATTGTTGGTTTCTATGTATTGGCTGGTCGTGAACTTGGTCGTGAATTACATTTCTTTTATCCTAACAACTATATGTTGCACGATAAAATCAAGTCTGAGTTCCGTAAGAATAAATCTTTGACAGTTACTAATGCCGGTTTTGATGAGTATTATTTGCTCCGTTCAGAAGGCATGGATACTGATGAAGATGCAACCTTTGAAGTGAAAGAGAATGCCACAACTCGTGGATTGGTTTCAGCGTTTAGTAAGTTTGCTGGTAACCGTTTGAATAACCGTGTAGTACTTAATCGTTTTATAGGATTAATATCATGAAAGATATAGCAACATTTGTTGGACAGTCAGGTAAAATTATGGCCGTAATTTACGAAGGTGAAGGTTACTGGAAAGTAAATTATGGCACATCTGAATCACCGGCTTCTTTTAGTAAAGTGTTTATGACCGAATCTGAAGCAACTCAGTTTGCGGCAGAGTATACTAACAAAGGTTCAAACCCAACTTTTTTGAGTGAATAAAATGTCCGCTGTTACTGAGTATGATGATTTTGATCCTAAGAAGATTTACAACGACCTGATTGGTCGTGCAAAACAAGCCAAAGAATGGTTTGTATCTTGTTATATTGAAGAAGAATGGGTGCCAAAGGGAGAACCATTACCTTTTGACCTCTCCATTCGAGACGGAGTATTTACTTGTCGTGTAGTTTGCTTGACTTATACTGAAGCACAAACTATCGTTGCAAATACTCTACCTGTAATTAAATTTATTGAGCATCCAGATGAAAAGTAAAATTGAAGAAACCCTTGTAATTCTACAAGAAGAATGTGCCGAAGTAATTCAATCCGCATCTAAGATTCTACGTTTTGGTTTCCAATCTCGGTATCCTACCCAAGAAAGTGCCTCAACAAAAGAATGTTTGGAGATGGAAGCAGGTCAATTGCTTTGTATGATTGGTCTATTGGTTGACCAAGGAGCAATTAACGAAGATGCAATGATTGCTGCAATGGAATATAAAAAGGAAAAGTTAAAAACTTGGTCGAGTATATTTAATGCAGATACAGATTGATTTAGAATATTTACTGTCATTCCTGAATAAAGTATATGTTTGGTCTCCTAAAGATAGTTACATTAGGAACGAGATAGGAAAATTTATGGATGAGTTGAAACGCCACAGGCCACAATGAAGAATAATAAGATATTAGTTACTGGTTCAGAAGGATATATTGGCCAACACCTTTGTTATGCTTTAGAGAAACACGGATTCGAAATATACAAACTAGACAAGTATTTCGAAAACCGTGGTGCATATACATTTGAGGTTGATTTAAGAAAGCCACAAGATATACGCAGAGCTGGACTAGACAAGTATGAGTTTGATGTCATCATTCATTTGGCGGCTTTGGTACAAGTTGGTGAATCTGTGGAATATCCAACTGCATACTATAATACGAATATTAACGGTACACATTGGTTGAGGAATATTGTACCGCATAGAAAGTTTGTTTTTGCCTCAACTGGTGCGGCTGAAGGCATGGCATCTCCTTATGCAATCTCTAAGAAGGTTGCTGAAGATATGTTGATTGAACAAGAACCTGATTGTACAATTTTTAGGTTCTATAATGTAATTGGTTCTGAAGGATTTGAACCGACTAATCCGGATGGTTTGTTTTATAATTTGGTAAAGTCATTGGAAACAAAGAAGATGACTATATATGGCAAAGACTATGATACCAGAGATGGTACAGCAATTCGTGAATATGTCCATGTAATGGATATTTGCCGTGCTTTGATGAAAGCAATTACTGACCCATCAACCAATCGTATTGAGAATTTGGCGTATGGTGATACCAGAACAGTCAAAGAGATTGTACAGACGTTTTATAAAGTAAATGAAATACCAGAGAATGGTATTACTATTGAATATGCTCCAAGGCGAGACGGTGACTTGGAAGCCTGTTATTTGGATAACCCATCACCGTTTATGATAAGAAACTACACTTACGAAGAAATGCTGAAATGGAATCCATAAAAATAACCGGTATGATATTTTTCATAATCATAGTATACTCACTTATGGGTAACGATGATTACCACAAAATGTTTGACAAACCTTATACAATCCGTTATGATTGTACTGAGATTGGTCGTGATGCACCAGAAGAAATCCTTGAAAAATGTATGAACACAAATGAAAGATATATCAATGTTAAAGCCTATAAAGAATAAACTGGTAATTCAGTTAGATAACACCGAAAAAGAAACTGTACTGGATTCTGGTATTGTATTGACTACCAAAGACCGAGACGAAGCTCAAAGAGCAAAGGTTGTGGCAGTAGGTCCTGATGTTGAATTTGTCAAAGAAGGTGACATTGTTTTGCCAAACTGGAATGCCGCAGAAGAAACCAAATTTGAACGAGAGAAGTACTTTATCATCAAAGAAGATGAAATTGTAATGATCCTTGAGGAATAACTGTACTTCTCTTAGAACAGGATAGTTAGTAGATTAAAGAATATTTCAATTTCCATTACATACCACGGATAGAATAGAAGTCACGAACTAAACGATCCACATCAGCATGAGTTGCTGGATTCTTGGACTTGATGTAATATTCCAATTGTGAATGTGTTCTGACAAAGTTGATAGAATTGATAATGGTCTTGATGATTTTCATTTTATGTCCTTTTGAGATTTAAATTTGAACACCAATCGTATTAGTGTTCCCTATATTAGTATTTATACTTAGTTTATGTTGTATAGCAACATTTTTTATATGGAGAAATTATGCCACGACCAAGTTATTATTATTCTGAAAGTGAATGGAATAGATTGGGATGTGGAGAACTACCACCAGAAAGGAATATAAAAATGACTACTTTTACATCCGAAGATAGAGAAGAAGCCGAAAAACGACAGAGATTGATGAATGAGTTACAAGGTCTACCTGATGATTGGGATGCGACCTCCAGTAAATGGCCATTCACCAAAGAAGATGAATTGGGAGAAGATGAAATACCTAAGTTAAAGGAAGAATAATGTATCAGACCGAAATCCAGTTTTTCTGGCCGCTCACCGAGCAGATTCCATTGGACTTGGATTATACTGGTTGTGTGACGAAAAATACCTTAAAGTATAATGCTTCTCTTGCTGGTGGTACCGGTGTGACATTTACACATGGTAATGGTACACCTGTATGGACCACTTCTATTAATGTTGATGCGAATACTATTACCGTCACATCAAAGAATCTACCACCACTACATCGTAGATTATTATACAAATTATTAGGAATTAACTGGAGACAATCATAATGGGATTATTATTTGAACGCAAGGTACAGAAGATATCTTCTTCTACCACTAGAACCACCACCAAAAATAAAAAGACTGGTAAGGTTTCTACCAAACTGACCACCAAGACCAGAAAGCCACGAAAAAGAAAATGACAGAATTATTAGGATTTATTGGGTTCATTGTAACCCTTTTAATAGTAATACCGGCCTCCTTACTGGCCTGCATCCAGATTTTGAAAGAACCCGTCAAAGAGATTCTTAATCTGTGGTTTACCCTTTTTGACGAAATACTCTCCATTTACGAGGACATTAAAAATGCTTTTAAGAAGTAAAACGACACGTGCGACACTTACCATCCTAGTACCACTCGGTCTACTCTTTTTCTCCAGCGCTTCCGAGGCTAGCGTCTATTCCTACGTTATTGGCCAATCCACAGGAGAATCCAACGCACATTACGAATCCCAACAAAAGGATAGAGCCGAAGGTCGTATCTCATGCGTTCCTCAGTTACCTCAGGATCCCAACTATAACCTCTGGACTTGCTCAGACGCATATGGTAACAAATACGAAAATATGGTTATCACACTAAAGTCAGAAATCGAAAACCTCAAAGGTAAGAAACTGGCCGCTGGTCTCAACGGTATTCTCGGACCTAAACCACAAACACCTCCTCCACCACCTCCTAAGAAACCCTAACCTCTAAGGATATATCATGGTATTCTATAACATTCTCGGTATGCTTCTAATCTACTTTTGGAACCTATTCATTCTAGTGGGCTCCGTATATCTTATAGACCAATGTGATTGGTCCAAGTGGACCTTAGTGGGCACTATCTTTTTCATATGGAGTTGGAAACCAGAATGGCCAAAGAAAGAAGAACAGGAACCTTCTAAGATTATTCTATGAGAGTAGAAAAAACGTGGGTATCAGGAGGTCTACCAAACCTCTATTATTATACTGATGAAAGAGGTCGTATTATCGGAGAGACCGGTATCGTAGGCACAGGTAACACCAATAAATTCTCCACATCCATCTATCCAGACATAAACTCAGTACAATCTTTAGGAATGTATATTTCTTCTATATGTGCTCAGAAGGCCATAGAAGGATGGTGGAAGATGCAAGATAATATCTACGACATGCAAGGTACTATACTAGAGAAACCAAGGATGACAGAATGATATACGAAACCCACCATTGGAAGAATATCTGTGATATTGTAAGAAATATTGCTTTAAATCACATTTTTCCTTATATTGAAAGCAATAATAATAGATCCAAGAATATCTCAGAATTGTTCGAACTGCAATCAGCGAAATACTTTACTTCCATCGGTATACCTACTAAGTCATGTACCAATGATAAACAACCTGACTTAGTGTTCCTTTCTACCGGTGAACCATGTGAGATTAAAGTAACTAGTTCATGGAAGAATAGAAAATGGATGGGTGGCGAATACTCTAAGAGAAACTCTGAGTATATTCTTATTTCTTGGAGATATATAGAACCAGTAACCACATTGTTTGGTGAACAACCAGAATCATTAGAGTTCTCTGTAATTAATACTTACCTCACACAAGACGATTGGGAACCTTGTGGTAAGAACTTCTCTGGTACAAAGGTTACCGAGAAGTCCCTCTCCGGGAAAAAAATTAAAATCCTCGTATAGCCTCCCGAAAAAAATTTCGAATCCTTGAGTTCCGGCTGGAAAAAACTTTTTGGAAATAAAGAGTTTGACCTGGAAGCAAATTTTTTTATTATTATAATCATACACTTGCGTGCGCTTCTCTCAGCGTACCAGAGCCACACCAGAGCCCCTGCCATAATACTCCAGCAGTCCGGTCGAGTATTATCCGCAACCTTTTCAATAGCTTAGCGCCCTCAAAAATAACGCTTTACATTTTCCGTGGATCCTGTATACTCCAAGAGTGGTAGAAATTTTGCGGAATTGCTGTTGTTTCCATACAACACTTTTCCAATAAATTCAAAATTTTATTATATTAGGATTATATGAATATTAACAGTTTATCATTATCAGAATTAAGAGCATTATTATCTAAAGTAGAATCCGAGCTCGCCAATATCGATTCGGAAGCAGCTATCTGTAATAATATTGCTAAATCATTTACTGGTAAAGCATATACTATCGAATATAATAAAAAACTAAAAGCCGATATTCAGATCCAATTAGATATACTTGAATTTATGAATAATGGCGGTATTATCAGATTTAGCGCCCATTCTGGTAAGCTTAATAATAAAGCAGTAAGAGGCGCAAAAGCAGGTAAGCGATTATATAATAAATTCGCTGTATAATCAAGTAGCATTATCATTATTACCATTTTACATTAACTTATAGGACATTATATGACTACATTCGATATTAACTCATTATCTATTATTGAAAAACGCAACCTCGTAAAATCTCTCCGTGAGGCTATTAAAAATGAGGTTATTCTCAATAAAGCTATTAAGATTAACCAGAAAGCAGCTAAAGAGCAAGCTAAAAAGGATAGAATCCAAAAATCTATTATGGCCGCTCAAGAAAAACTGGCTAAATTACAAGCTAAATTAGCATCATAATATAGTAATAATATAATAACCTTTGATATTCCACAGCGATTATTAGAGGTTATTAGTATTATTATTAGCTTAAAATGGTAGAAAGCGCTCGGATAATCTCTCAGGATAATCTAGGACGCACTAGGATAATCTGGTATTCAAACTAAGACTCAATGCGAGCACCATATTAGCGACATAATAGCGACTATATTACTAAAAGTAATTAAGTATATTATTAAAAGTTATTATCAGGAGAATATATGACTAAAAAGCACTATAATATGATTGCAGCAGTATTAAAAGAGAATAAAGCGGATTATAAATTAACTCTGGATTTAGCAATTCAATTATCTAGAGGTAATTCATTATTTGATATTGATAGGTTTATGAAGGCATCAGGTCATTCTAAACCATTACCATTATAGTGGTATTATAATATATCTCTAATTAGGGGTATATTAGTAATATTATTAAAATAAGGGTATATTCTGTATTTTTGACTAGGTACATATATTAGCATCGGTACTATTGCATCCTTCACTGGATTATCACTAATACAGGTTACAACATAAAAATATACCCTTATTTTAATATTATTAGGTGATTATATTATGTTATTATTAAAATGGAATGATAGGGTTGTCCGTTTGGTGAAATATCAGCGGAAAGTATTATTCTCAGATAATGAGGACTGGTTATTATTACAATATCCATTATCATTACCAGAGAATAAGCGGAGATTATTATGGGTACCATTATCTACCCGTTTTGAATGGAAAAGGGAGTTTATATTATGAAAAGTGTATTTTTGGTGGTCTGGAAAATAGATTATTCTGAAGATTTTATTGATAAGATATTCTCCACTTATGATAAAGCAAAAGAATATGTTAAAAAAGAATATACCGATGAGGATATCCATAATGTAGATATTTACGAAAGGGTGGTAGAATGAGGTATATTGATTTTAATGATATTGTAGGTGTTGTTTATGTTGGTATTACTATTATGGCAATATTATCATTTTATGGGAGAATATAATGAGAGGTTATACATTTGTTTGCAGTAAAGAGGGATTCAAAAAGGAGTATTTTCCATTAGATAATCTCGGTGATTATCAGATTAAGCAGTTATTAAAGAGAATGGAGAATAATGGTTATCTGGTAGAATGTGTTAAAGAGGTATAATATGAATAATAACATTTTGGTAATATTTGTTTTGATTATGGTATTCGCCATTAAGTTATTTAATTATGGTATTGGTTCTGTGTTGTCATGATACAACGCTTTTTGGTCTTTCGGCCAAATAATGTTAGTGGAAGGTGACATTCTGCTTGAGGTTATCTTCCAATACCATTATAATGGTGTTTTCTTTGGTTGTGCTCGATTGAAATTTTTGAGGAATTTTTATATTATGCATTTATTATCAGTAGGTAATCCTAAAACTTTGAAGGGTATGCAGCAAGGTTATAATACCTATATTCTTCATTTAGCGCCTTATACATTATCAGGTAAAAATACCTGTCCTAAGGCTACTGCAGGTTGTGCGGCCGCTTGTTTGAATACTGCCGGTCGTGGCGGTATGTTTAAGCGAGGTGAGAATACCAATACTATTCAGCAAGCCCGTATTCGCAAAACCCAGTTATTCTATAATGACCGTATGGAATTTATGTCATTATTGGTAAAAGATATTACATTGGCAATTAAACAATCTGCCAAAGCAGGTCTTATCCCTGTTATTCGTTTAAATGGTACAAGCGATATTGCATGGGAGAAATATCCAGTAACCGTTGGTAATGTAACCTATTCGAATATCTTTGCCTATTTCCCCCATATTCAATTTTACGATTATACTAAGGTGCTTGGTCGTAAGATTAACCATATTAGTAACTATTCACTAACATTTAGTGCGGCAGATGGTAATGATTTGGATGTATTACTTGCTCGCAAGGCAGGTTACAATATTGCTGTGGTATTCGGTATTAAGAAAACAATGCCAATGCCTGATAGTTATATGGGTTTGCCAGTATTTAATGGTGATGAGTCAGATTTGCGTTTTTTAGATCCAAAGCAGGTTGTAGTCGGTTTATATGCCAAAGGTAAGGCGAAAAAAGATACCACAGGTTTTGTAAAGTATCCAACAATTATGATGGAGGCAGCATAGTATGAATAGATTTGATTATGTAACCAATAAGCGGGTTCGTGAGGTACTATTATCCGCTATTATCGACAAAAAAGACTTGGAGTTTGCGGTAGATTATTCTGCTCGGTGTTTTATGGCGGATGAGAATAATACCGATATTCCATCGGATGTATTGGAAGCTCGTGATGAAGCGCTTAATAATGCTTTTGATAGTTTATTTGCAAGTGATTATAAAGCGTCCCGTAAGTTCCTTAAATTGTTTTGGAGTGTATAATGAGCACAGGTTATAAAAAAGTAAGATTAACCATTGAAATGGTCGTGGAAGATAACGATAAACTCTCATGGGTGGCGGAGAATATATGGGAGCAGTTAAATCGTGGTGAGGATATCACGGATTGGGATTATGAAATACTGGAAGGTGATGTAGAACCAATTATGGAGAAAGTATATGAGTAAAGAATTTGAATGTATCGTTAGAATTGAATGGGAAGGCAATAATCAAGAAGCAGAAACCAAGGAAGAATATATTGCTAAAATCAAGGAAGTATTCTATGAGGCATACAATATTGAATTGATGGATTCTGAAATTATTGATATTCGGGAGATTGAATGATTAGGCAAATATTGATTTTATCATTATTGATGTGGAGTGTATTATTTTTATTTGATACGATAGGATGGTTATTATGGTTGCACATGAGCAGGTAGTATATACATGCGGTGGTGAGGTATGGGAAAGCTTGGCATTGGCGGTAGAGTATGCCAATCATGTTTATATGAACCAAGGCATTATCCTTGGTATTGAGAAGGTGGAATAATGGTTAAAGTAGAAATGACTGAGGATCAATTAGATTCTTTAATTGATGTGCTTGAATATGTTGGTAATTCTGAATATTCACATTATACAGAATATTTGGAAGAAGGTAATGATGGCAAAAATCACATTTATGCCAGAGTATGTGAATTGATGAATTTAAATTGGAGTAAAGTATGAAATTAGTTAGTTTAGAAAAAAGAAATATTCTCTTAATGCAAGAGAAATTGAAACAGGCACAAGACCTATTATCCGATGTTTATCATTATGCGTGTGAGAATGAATTTGGTGGCCTTGAGAACCAAATGAGTTGCGCTGATTCTTGTATTATTGATTCATTGGATATGTTAGATGCATTAGAAGCAAAAGCAATTGATGATGCTTCATGGAGGGCATAATGGAAGTTTATTTGGTAAAATCTGGTCAGTTGGTAGATTTTGTTGGTTGGGAATGGACAAATCTTGCCGTGTTTGATAATAATGATGCGGCTGTAGCGTTTGCTCGTAAAACCGAAGCACAAATTGCACCAGAAGATTTAGATGAAACAGAATCGGTTGAAATTGAAACATTTACTGTAAGGAGTTGGTAATGAGTATTTGGGAATTGTGTATTGGTGAAACTATGCGAACAAATGACGGAAATAGATCCTCACAAGAAGCAACCGAAGCGATGGTAGAATTAGAGCTGTTGTATGGATACAACATTATTAAAAGTAATGACCAAGTATATAAGCGTTAATCTGACAAAATGCTTGTGGTATGGTGTGGTGCCTGTATAATGGTTGTATTAGTTGATTAGGAGAGTTTATGAATCATTTTGAAAAAGCAAAAGTTGGTGATATTATTCGTGCATATGATTT